ATCTTCGTGGCGCGGGTCGGAGGAACTGCTAACATTGTACACCCAATTCCTTACGGGACTCATTAAGGGGTAGAATACATCGCCACCTAAAAGAGCATCTTGGTCAAATCCTTGCTGAATGGTAGCCCCGTTGTAATTGTGGTTATAAGCACTCAAGTCAAGGTCATATAGGTAGTCCTCCCCGAATAGGTCGGTAAGGTTAACCAACTCACCAAAGAAGGTCAATGAATAGGCGTATGGTTCAGTTCCCTTTAGTTGGGCGTTCTCTAATTGAATCGTACCATTACGAAAAGGCAATGAGTTGATTTCAATACGCGCATCTTGCCGTAAACGACCATCAAACGATGTTGTCAAATCCGTGCGATAGTAATGCGATAGGATTCGGTTGTTGGTTTGAGATGCGGGTACTGTGAACGACTGCGTAAAGTCCGTAAACACCCTTGAGATGTCTTGGATATTTTGGACATTCAAATTGATGCTAATCTCCTCGTCATTGAACAAGTCAAGCCTTTCGTTATTGATGTAAATATCTACTTGGTTCATCGGATAAGGTTACGCTCGTTGTTTCCGTAGTCAAAGGTAATTGTGTAGTTGATGTTGCCAGTATTTACCTCCTTTTGATAATCAATAGTTCCGCGTTGTGGATTTACTGCTCGGTAGTTACCACCTTCATAGATGCGGACATTTTCACTCATTAGCATATCCTCAATAACATCCTTATAGGCTTCCTCTACCCAACCCGTGTTTAGAGTGATAGTATTTCGGGAGTTGATATTGAAATCTTGGTATTGTCCCGTTTTAAAGTCGGGGTCGGTAAAGGCATCTGCGTAGATGCTGCGCTTGTAATTATCATTGGTGAATGTCCCTTGCTCGTTGCTACGCTTAAAGAAGGTGATATAATCACTCACCCCATAGCGGTTCACATACTGAATGACTTCGGGCGTGTATTTAGGTTCGCAAAGCACCTCGTAGTTATGGGTGTCTGAATCCACTCCACCAAGAGCCTCAATAGCGTTCATTAGGCAGGAGAAAGATTCAACAACACCACCATCAGCTTCTACCCGTGCCTTGTAGTCAATTCCTTCGCTATTGGTGATTAACCCTATTGAATAGGTAGTCGTTGGCGTTACGCCAATTAAGTCCGTAATGTTAGGTACTCCACTTGGGATGTAAATGATTTTGTTTTGGCTCTCGTTAGATGTATTAGAGAATCCCAATTCATCCTCAAGAATGTACCAATAGTTTGTTCCATCAATCTTATATACAACGCCATTTAAACCCGAATAGGCTGCGTATTGTGCTGCAAGTGCCTCTCGGTATGATGATGATACTTGATGGGTTCGGTCAATAGTCAAACGAGCATCTTGGTATTGGCGATTCTGCGCCTCACCTCTCTTTGTCCATCCATCGGTTGTTAGGAATTGAGTACCCGACCACACACCAGATGCGGGCGTTCCGTTGTCTGAGTATGTGAAATCTCCACTAACGCTTACCCAAAGAGCCTCACCTACTTCACTTGCCGTAAAGGTGCTGATATTAAATAGCCCCATAGGGTGGGCATACTCATCGCGGATAAGGTTGCTGATTTCAAAGTTTATTACCTCATCAATAGAGATTGTTTTGCTTAACGAGTAGTTGTTCGTTACAGGTGGGCTTGTCTTTGCTCCCGTATATAATTTTATGCTCAATGACATTTCATTAAGCGTATCGTTTGTTAGGGTGTTATTCTTACCCGTTACAAAGATGGGGCTACGGCTAAAGCGTAGGCTCGTTGGTAAGCCGACTGTTGGTGTACTCATTATTGTTGTCTTTCGGTGGAAGGTCGTTTAATAAATTCCTCAAATGATTTTTGGTCAAGTAAAAAAGCATTGATTATTTCAGTAGGCAGTTTTTCATAAGCCATAGAAAATGGTCGGCTGAAAAAGTTCGTAGCACGAATACCTTTATTTTGAATGCTTTTAGCGATAGCGAATTGAAGGCTCTTACGACTTACGAATTTTCCCGTTTTTTTATCTCGTACACCATCAAGACCTTTTCGCACTACCCAATTTGAAAACACCTTTGCAGGGGGCATCTTGTTTGTATATGCAAATGGACTTGCCTTACTTTCGGGGTAAGTTGATTTAGCACCCCTAACACCCTTGTCTTGGAATTCTCCATATGATTCCATATCAAAGTCAAAAGAAAACGAACCTCCGTTTTTAGATACATTCGCCTTATACCCGATAGATTCATATAACTTCTTTGAGGAAGTTTTACCCATACGAGTAAGGTTAGATTTGGATTGTTGTACCAAATACTTTCCGAACTTATCTAAAACGGCTTGTATGTTTTGCTCTCGGCTCATTAACAAGTAGAGATTTCAGTATTCGGTAGAATAACATCAAAGGTTGCAGTCCAACCCGCTAAAAGATTCTCAAATCGCTCGGTAAACGGAACACAAGTAGGCGTAGATGATAACTGATATAGGTCGGTGTATAGTGTTCCCTTGCGCAGTTTACTTACAAGGTCATTGATAACTGCGAGTTGTGTATTAAGGATGTCTTGTTCGTTGTTCGTTCCGTAGAAAGGTTCGTTTTGGTCGCGAGTATTTTCCTTCGTTTCATCCACTACATCCATACATATAACCGACACATTGATTGTTACTGTCTGCCCATCAATAGTCGCTTGGTTAACCATAATATGCGACAATGGAAAGATAGTTTGCTTGTTTAAGTCCACATCAAAGATGTCCCCGAAGGTTACGACATTTACTTGGCTATGTGCTTCAAGCGTATCCTTGATTGTCTTGGTTAGATTATAGAACTGCCTCATTTTATTTTATTCAGTAATTGTGATTCAATTTCTTGTTTCTGCTTCTCAAAGGTCAAGAATGTTAGACAATGGTGTAGGGATAGTTTTCCAATTTCGCCAAATCGTGTAATATCTCCTTTAGATAATTGATAGAATGTTGTGTACCATCCCCATCGTTGACCGAATTGTGCTTGGCGTGAATAGGTGTCCCCACTTCCTTCGCCTCCAAATACTTCTTCGTAGCGGCCAATAATTCTTTCCCTAAATGATAAAAAAAAACCACTGCGCCAAGAGCAACATCCATCGGGGCTTCCTTCATCAAGTCGCAGTATTTCGTTGCTGACTCGTATGGTTCTATGTCATATAGTTTCCCTACTCGTTGGGTAATCGGGCGATACAATACCGCCATTGTCTTATGTAGGTTTTGAGTGTCTTGTAGGTAGTTATCAAGGTCTACAAACTCCCCGTATGAAATATCCTCAAGAGAAGGGATGAATCCGTATTCCTGCCCTTTAAGCGTAAATCTTTGCTTCAATGAGGGTTTTTCTTGCAACATTACATTCAAGTGCTTAAAAACGCCCTTAATATCCCTAAAGCGAATGCTCGGTAGGTTTTCAATAGGAACATTGCAGAATATCTCTAACATCTTCTTCGTTAGAAATTCCTCATCACCATCTAAACGAGCAAAGCGTTGATACTGCTCAAGGGTAATTTCTGATAAGGATGTTGGTACAATTACTTTTAGTTCCATCTTTTAAATAACTTCTTTACCCAAAGTTAGCGCATAAAAAAAGCCCCCCGTTAGGGAGGCTCTTGTTTTTCAATGTTTCTTTAGAAAGGATTCTTTGCAATCCATTCGGTCATCAATGTAGATTCTCCAAGTTTTTTTGCGTAGTTCAATGTTCCGCGAAATGTGGTTGCAACTTTTCCGTCAATCAGTAATTCGTATTCGTGAGTGTAGCCATTTAATGATACGGGCCATTGACCTTTTGCGTATCTGTTGACCTCAACAAAAACTTGATTGCCATTGTCAATTCCCATTCCATTTTTTTTCGTTTGTGAGAAGATTACATTTTTCATAACTCTTGATTTAATTAGTTAGTTGGTTGATGTAAACCTAATTCGGGTTTGCTTATCTACCCAATAAAATCTCAAGAAAAACGAAAATGATTAAAAACCGATACTTTTTGATTAACGAATAGCATATCTGCCGTAGTTGGGCCTACTCATTCTATTGTAGGTAGCGTAACGGATAGCATCTACTGCGTGATTAAACTTATCTATTGGTCGGTTTAGTAGATTCCCGTTCTTGTCCTCCTGCCACTTATAGTTTTGAAACTCCTTAATGAGATTCATACTATCTTTCGTTACAAAGAGCCTATGTCGCTTTAGAATATCAATACCCGCCATAACTGAATCGGGGCCTTTAGCAGTCGGTTTGATATTCCATCCTCTACGATGCAGTTCCTCAATAGATTTAGGCTCTGCGCTATCAGCCCATATTTCGTCATATCTACCTAAACCTATATTAGTTAACCTATCACTAATATCTATATTAGTTAAGTTAGTATGATATAGTAGTTCTTGTATATATAGTTCATCTCCTTTCTTGAACACTTTCACTAAAGCAGTTGGGTCGTTGGTGAATCCGAAATCAAGCCCGTAAGCGATTAACTCCCCTTCGGGTTTATCCACCACTTGGAATTGGAAGATAGTCGCTCTACTACTTCCCCTTTCACCTAATCCGTAAATCCTCCAATAGTCCTCATCAGTATCTCGTAGCCTTTCAATCTCCTCTACGATAGTTCGGTCAAGAAATGGGTTGTCTTTATAGGTCGTTTGATAAAAGTCGCAATCATCTCTCGGTATTACTCTATCGTAAATCCAATGGAACGAATCCGAAGGGTTGTAGTCAAGTATGATTTTACCATCAGTACGAAAGATAAGTTGCTGCCAATCCTCATAAAAAAGTTCATTGGCTTCGTTGATGTATAGCAAGTTCCTTTTCCTTCCCCTAATCTTTTGGGGTTGGTCAAGTGATATAAACTCAATCAAGTTCCCATTAAGGTAGTATTCGTGGCTTGACTTGTTATGAAATTCCTCCCGATACAAATCATATCCGCGCAGTATGTCAAAGAAGTCCCTCATTACTGATGCTCGTAACGATGGGAATGTCTTACGGCATATAGTGATGATTTTATCTTTATTGTTTGTGCTGAATTGGAAAATCAGCCATAGGAGGATGTTGAATGTCTTCCCCGAACGGGTACCACCCTGCTCAATAGTTATTCGCTTATTTGAATCTAAAAGGTGCTTATAGACCTTATTGGTCTGTACTGTCCGTGCCAACTATTTGAACATTGAATAGGTTATCCCCCGTTTGATGAACTTCTTGGCGTTCTACATAGCCACGACCTTTACCCTTTGTCTTTAAATAAAAGATTGTTGCTGCCGTTGAGCCATCCTTTATTTGGGTATGGAGTTGGCTTTCGGCAAAGTCAAGCGTCATATCTGCAATACCATCTACCTTGACTCGGTACTCCTCATCTTCCTTATACCATTCGTAATGGGTTTGCCGAGCAATACCTACTATTTTACAAGCAGATGTAACGATGCCCAAAGATTTCTCAAGGGCTTCAATCATTGCGTTTTTATGTATGTCAGTTTTAGTCATTTGACTTTGTTTAGTGTCATTCCGTAATTGTTGACCTTTTCTAATGATTCCCAATCATAATTAGGGTCGCGCAATAAAGGGTGTTTGAAATGCTTATTCCAATTTACATAGTGATGCGGTCTATTGAATCGCATCTTGGTTTCTGCATATTGTGGCCATATCTCCTCCAAACTCCGTGCCTTTAGAACTTTCTTCTCATAGGCGTTGCCCATATATAGTTCCGTTTGGTTTCCTCCCTCCATTTTTGCTACTGTGGAAATCTTCTCTACCATCAGCACATTAAAAAGTATCGTACATAGTTTGTTGTCTAACACTTGTAGGCATAGGTCAACATCCTCGTTGTATTTCATTCGCCACCGATACGGCATATCGTTCTTAATCAGCATTGCGCTATATGCGTGTACATTCAAGTAGAATGGCTTTTTAGTGTCGTTAGGGACAAAGGTCATATAGTTAAATGCCGAGATGCCTATGTTCGCATACCTATCGGTAAAATCCTCAAGTATTTGAATTGACTTTAGCGCATCAATCCGTATGCGTTTCCCTTTGTGTAATCTGCGGAAGCCTCTAATATTGTCATCAAAGCACCAATGGCGGTCATAGCCATTTTTTATAGAATCCTCCCAACAAGCATTACGGGCAGGGTAACTGCCTACCCCGAGATTAGAGAAGGGTAATTTGAATACATATTCCTCTCCTAATGATGCGCAGTAGTTATCGTATTCTTGTGGCTCTACTGCTACTTTGAAATTTACTCCATTCTCAATGAACATACGAGCCGTTAGCGGTTTCTTCCATCGGCCCTTTGATACAATGTAAACGGGGTACTTATTCATATTTAAATGCTTTTAGGTCATCGCGTCCCGTAAAGGGGAATTTCGTAGACCATACTTTCGCTTGTTTCTTGATGAACTCCAACTTATGGATTTTAGAAAATTCTTCTCGGTCTTCCTCGTTCTGAAAGTGTACGATGATTTTCAGCGAATCGTCAATGGATTCAAATTCGGGCATCCCTACCCACTCCGAGTTTTCATCTCCTTTGTTTACGGCTTGGAGCATATCAAGGTTGCCGAAGTTAGGGATTGATAATGCCCAATCATTTAGGGCTTCCATATCCCATTCATTGGCAAGCACATCCCAATCCCATTCACCGAAGTTCACATTGTCCTTGATGATAAACTCATCTTTTTGTTGCTCGGTTAGTTTGTCGGCTACGAGAATATGCACTTCGGATAGTCCCGCTTCTTGACAAGCCTTTAATCGCATATTCCCTCCGAGTACAACCATATCACTATCAACTACGATAGGGCGTAATTCAAGCATCTCGGGAAATTCCTTGATTGAACTAACGAGTTTTTTGAACTTGTTGTCCTTAATGACTCGTGGGTTCTTTTGGTTAGGTTTTACCTTGCGAATATCTACTTTCATCTTTTAAGTAACTTTTCGTTGTGAATTTCTTGAAGTGTATTTTTAGATAGGTTTGTACCGAAGTCGGCTATGTAATGACAATTACGGCATAAAGCCATAAGGTTTTCTAATGTATCAGCATTTTTAGAGCCACCCATCCCTCTCGGATTTATATGATGAATGTCTACTGCTTTAGCGTTACATACTTCACAAGGGATAAAGTCCGTAGTGTCGTAACCCATCCCTTGCAAATATATTTTAGTGTGTTTTTTCACGACTGCGCATTTCTGAATAACAAAAGGCACAAGTGCCACGAATCCAACTTGTCTTTCCTTTTGAATTGTTCTTCCAAAAGTATTTAATAGGGATATCCTTGCGACATCGTTTACAAACCTTGCTTGTCATAGATGCATTCCGTTCTTCTTTACGATAGTTATCCCCCACCAGAGCCAGCCTAAAGATACGGCTTTCTCACAAATATGAGAATCATAACAGACCGAAAGGTGTGGGAGCAAATGT